AAAACAGGGGGAAGATACAGTACTGTAAATGCACAGCAAACAGCTGATGGAATGTACCAGCTTATCAGAGTTGTAAATGGGGAAAGAGTTACAGAGAATCTGGCAGAGGAGGCTGGTCACTTTGTTATAGGTGCATTAAGTGACTCTCCGCTAGTTGAAAGACTCATGAAACTTCTTACCCCAGAGGTTCAGAAAGAGGCATTAGGTGATGAATACAATAACAAGGTACTAGGAGCTGATGCAAGAAGAGAGGTAGCTGGAGCACTTGTTGGAAAGGCACTCATTGGTGGTGTTGATAATGAGAAGCCCTGGCAGAAGATGGTCCATAGGATAGTTGACCTAGCAAAAAGAGTATTCTCTGTATTCAAGAAAGGTGATAATGCAGCTTATAGAGCTACACTTGAAGCAAAAGCAATTGCAGATAAACTTGCAAGTGACTTTATGTCTGGTGATTTCAGTGGTTCTATAGAAGAGGCTCTAAAGACAAGAGAGACCCTATACAGTGCTCAGGGAACTACCAACACCAAGTTATATAGAGAAACTGTTAATAGGTTGAGTCTGGCTGTATCAGAATTGAAAGGTATAGACAATAACATCTTCACTAAGAAGATGATGGGTATACTTGGTGTTACTGAGTCAGGAAGAACTAACCTTATAAATGCCAATGGTAATTCATTCTTATCTGACAGTGTTGCTCTTGATGGTATAACCGAGGCTCTGTCACTTATATCTGATATGATGGGTGATGGAAAGGAAATAGACACTCTACTTAAGTCTATTGACTTCCAGAACATAGGTGACTTCATGAGTAACATGGCAGAGAATGGCAGGAAGTTAAGACAGATACATACATTTGTTAATCTTAGTTTCACACTACAAGGTGTCATAGAAGAAGCATGTGTAGAGGTAGGTGGTCAAAGGGAACTGAAAGGTAACATTGACCATGTCCAACTTACAGATAGTTTAGGCAATGTTGTAACTGTAAATCTTAATCAGGTCCTTAACAACCTTGCTCAGGCTAATAAGACTCTTATGGCTGAGCTGTTCCAAAAGGAGAGACAATTCTTCTGTAGGTTCTGTGAAGATACACTTGGGAGTAAATATGTTGAAACATCTGCAAGAGTACTGTTTAATAAGGATGGCAGATGGGGTCTGTCATTCCAGAAGGAGGGCAAACTCCATGTGTCCGAAGTACTAGAACAGATGGAGGGAGATATTACTTTCTTTGAGAGGTATCTAGCATCTATGTCAAATAACTCAGACCTTATAGGTCAGATAGTTGATAGGGCTACAAAGGCTGCAAACAAAGCAGCAGATGACCTTACCAATCAATGTCAGGATGAGCTCAGAATACTTGAGAAGAGACTCAAGGATATGGGTATAAAGGACACCAGCATTCTATTTGAAAGAAGTAGAAGAGATGGTCAACTGACAGGTAATATACTCTCTGAAGTCAATTGGGGAGATTATGAAAGTGATTGGGAAGAGTTCAAGAAAGCTGAACTTGAGAACTTCAAGCAGACTGTTCCTAACTTGGACCAGATGACAGAGTTTGAGAAAGCAGTCCAATGGGACATGTATTTCAGACCATTATCCAGGGCATGGCATACTACACATAGTATCTATGACCAGAATATGCAGAGGTACATACCAAATGGTACCTATGCTAATCCAGAGTTTGACAGAGTAGTTGTATCAAATAATGACCTTCATAACTGGTACAATGACTATATGCAACTCAAGACTGGGCTAGATGCAAGACTACCTGAAGGCAGTACTCTAGCAGTAAGAATGCCTCAATTCAAAGGCAAGTTCACCAACAGAGTTAAGAATCAAACTGTTGGTATAACAAAAGCTGTTGGTCATGCACTTAGAGGAAGCATCATGGATACTTTCTGTGAAAGTAGTGAGGATACTGATTTTGGAAGTAACCAGACATATAACTCTGAAGAGGAGGAACTGTTTGCTAATGCATTAGCTCATGAAAAAGAGAAGATACATAGACTTCCATTGTTTGGTATAAACAAACTACAAGATATGACTGAGCTGTCAACTGACCTGTTCCATTCAACACTTGCTTATGCAAGTATGGCTAACAGCCACCTTGCCATGAGTCAAATAGTTGATACTCTTGAAGTAGGAAAGAATGTTCTACAGAAGAGAAAGGTTGGAGGTCAGAAGACTGAAGAGCAGATAGCTGGAGATAAATCTAAGGCCTATAATAGGTATCTTAAGTTCCTTGACAAGCAAGTCTATGGTATTGGAAATACCAAGCATAAGATAGGAAAAAGAGTTGTACTTGAAAAGGTACTGGCAGCTCTGTCATCATTTGCTTCTAAATACTTCCTAGGAGGTAATGTTGCGGGTGGTGCTGTTAATACTATGACTGGCTTCAATGAGCTATTCAAGGAAGCTATTGCTGGAGAGTTCTTCACAGCAAAAGATTTCTTGAGGGCTAACAAACTGTACTTCAGTTCATTTGGTAGTAACTGGATTCAATATGGAAATGATGTGAAGGAAGATAAGGTGTCTCTTATGATGAGACATTTCAACATACTTAGTGACAGTAGACAGAAACACAGAGACTGGCATGAGAGGAATGCTTGGAATAGAATATATAATATGTTCAGTGAGAGTCTGTTCCTTCCATATAAGTCTGGTGACCACTATATGTCATCAATAGCATACCTAGCCCTTGCTGGCAAGACAATGCTGTATGATGAGAATGGAGATAAAATATCTCTGTTCAATGCTTATAAGGTTGTTGATAATGTAGATAGTTATGGAAGAAAGGGTGGCAAAACTCTGTCACTCGAAGGAACCTTCTTCAAGTCAAAAGATGGAAAGGCTGAATATGATATGGCTAATTCAATCATATCAAAGATTGAGTCAGCAATGTCTAATCCATTTGGAGCTGCTATCAACCTTAGCCAAGATGAGCAAGATTATTTGTCCAACAAGAACTATAACCTTGCAGATACAGAAAATACACTCACTCAGTTAAGGCAAGACGCTGAGAACCTTACATGGAATGCTACAGATGAAACTGAGTTCATGGACAAGGCTAGAGAGATTAACATAAGGCTGCATGGTATTTATAATAACCAAGACAAGGTGGCCTTCTCTCAGAGTTGGTATGGTAATGCTGTACTTGCCATGAGGGGTTATGCTCTTGGTATGATGGAAAGAAGATTTGGTGCTAACAAGTACAATGTAGCTCTAGGTCAAAACACTGAAGGCTCATTGAATACTGTAGCAAAGGTTATCTTGAGTACATTTACTGATAGAGGTGGATTTAAGCTTACTGCTAGAGCATTGCTTATGCCATTTGGAAAGAATACTGCTAATGCACTTTATCAAGCTGGCTTCTCAGCTAATCAAGTAAGGAATCTTAAGAGAAACTTTGGTGACTTCTTACTGATTGGGTTACTTGCACTACTCAAGGGACTTACAGCAGTAGGTGATGATGATGACGATGATGAGGATAACATTGCAAAAGGTCTAATCTACTACTTTGCCAACAGACTATATAGAGAGCAAGCAGCCTTCAACTATCCTGGTGGATGGTATTATGAGGCAAACACAGTATTGGATATGATACCATCTGGCTTCAGTGCTCTGATGGATATAGGCAATACTGCATATCAAATAGGTGGAATGCCATTTGCTGATGAGGCCAATTCAACATTCTTCTATCAGTCCAGCAAAGAAGGGCTGTATGAAGAAGGAGACTCTGAAGGTCTTGTGCACATGAGGAGGATGTGCCCATACTTAAGAAGTGTGTATACATTTGAACATCCTTATGAAGCTGCCAAGTCATTTGAATATGGTAGAAATGTTAAGGCTAGATAACAATAAAGGGTAGTGAGTTAATCACTACCCTTTATTTTTTTCTATTAAGTTTTTATACAACCTAACTCATGTTCCATTTCCTGGTCCTCTTTTTGTGACCAGGATTCTTCATTTATGCCCTTAGCTTCAAGACCATCTCTTTGTTCTTGTGTAAGGTTGCTCCATTGCAGATGATGTGGTATTGGTGTTAATCTTCCACTCATATCCCAACTTGCACCAAAGTCAAAGTCATCTTCAAATAGAGAGTCACCTACACTCATGTCAACTGCAACTCCAAGAGTGGTATCTACTGGTGCCTCAACTGGGTCTGCAACTTGAGCTTCAACAGGAGTAATTGGCTCTGCTGCTTGCTCAACCCCATTACCTTCATTTATAGCATCTTCAATTCCAGAAATCATTCCTCTTTCTGCATCTGTGAGTCTATCATATACTATATGTAGAGGCTTATAGGGAACAGCTATAGTTTGTTGAAGCTGTGGGTTTGCTTCTCTGTACTCTTTTCCATCTATGAGCAACTGGTTTGGTGACTCAGGTGATACTGAGTAGTCAGCCACACCATTTCTTGCTCCAGCTGGGGCTGGATAAGTAACTCCGATGGGAAGGATATTTAGAGACTTAACCTGTACACCATACTTCTTCTCAAGTAGTTCCTTGTATAATGACAACTGTCTTGCGTACTTGTCTCTCTTGTGTTGGTCAATTCCACTTCTATTAGTCTTCATATCAAAGATATAGAAGTTTCCCTTTCCATCATAAGCAAGTAGGTCAAGTGTTCCAGCAACATTTATAGAGTGTATCTTACCATTTGAATCAGCAACTTCAATCTGACCTGTAACAGTAACATCTCTAGGAACTACTGTGAGACCATTTAGCTCAAGCTGGTTCTTTAAGATTGCTAGCTGTTCAGCAAATTTCTGTAATGATTCAGGAGTAGCATTAGGATACTTACTAAAGTCTGTAGCTTTACCAGCAAAGAAGTCTCTTACAAACTCATCAACACCTGTACCTATATTAGTAGAAGGAGTTACCCAAGGACTGTTGGGGTCAAACCTTTCTCCTGCTTCAATGTCAGCTGCTATTATAGAAGTAACTCTAGCATATCTTGTTCCATTACTATCTACATAACCTGAACCATCATCTGAAAGAGTTATTCCCTTGGAATCCTCAACTATTCTGTCTACTACCTCCTTAGCCCTTTCAGCAGCAGGGTTTGTTTGTGGTCTGGCCTGACCTTGTATTACAACACCTGTGTCACTGTCTATAATAGTTTCCCCCTGCTCAACCTGTCCATTAGCTACAACAGCAGGACTATTGAGTGGTGATGAAGGAGTTGCATTGTCAGTGTTAGCAACAGTTTGATACACTGGACTGCCATCTCTTTTGAATGGACTCTGCAATGCTATACCTTGGATGGTATACTGGAATGAAGTATTGGTTGCACTTACTTCCAGGTATCCATCATCGTATATATCAGATAGGTTCTTCTTAGCATTCTCATCACCCTGTGAAGCTCTCTCTACATCAGAGAATGGAACTTGCCACTTAGCAAGTGAGTCTCTGTCATTCGACATTCTGACCTCACCAGTTTCATCCATTAGAAGGTTCCTTAGGAACTGATGTTGTGCAGCTTTACTTTGCTCCTCAGTCATTCCTTGATGTACAGCAGTAAGTTGTATAGATGAACCATCATCATTCACAAGGTCTATACTATATACTCTCTTTCCATCTACTGATTGGTCAGTAGCATTGACAGCATAGTGCCATCCAGACTTTGATGCTATATTTATAAAGTTGCTTACTCTGCTCTCAATACCAGATGCATAAGATTCTAGTAGTTTTGCAGTATCTCCAAGAGGGATAACCTGTCCATTAGAATCTCTGTTGAAACTCATCTCCTCATCTGTGAATGACTCAATGAAGCTACCTATAGCTTTGGCAGCTCTTCTTGTTCTGCTATTGAATGAGATAAGCCCATCAGCATCATCCCTTACCTGTGTAACAGATTGTCCATTCTTGTTTGTAGTTCTTTGCACTGGTGCAATGAATATATCAATAGGATGAGTTGCTCCATTGAGCTTGTTAAGATGGAACACTATCTTCTTAAGAGTGTCACTGACCTTTACAACTCCAAGACTCTTTAGGAATTTTCTCTTAGCTTTCTGATAACCTTGTGGAGTATCCCTTTCATTCTCAGAGAGGTCACTTTGTCCAACATCAAGAACATTGTTATTATCTTGTCCCCTCCTGCTTGAGTCATAGTTAGGAACAGCTTTGATTTGTCCCATAGGCTTTGTAACCACAGGAGAGCCATCAGCATTCTTGACAATAGAAACACCTCCACCATTGGAGCTTGCTAGTCTCCTTATTGGAGCCATATTGTTACTTCCAGCACTATACTCAACACCAGTAGCAGACATTATACTTACTGGCTGGAAGTGCTTATCCTGTCCATTGACATTTATGGTTATAGGACCATTAGAAGTTTCAACAACAGCAACTATAGGAAGGTCATTCTCAGTATATCCAATACCTTTGCTCTCCATGTCATTCCTTACAGCATCTGTGAGGTTACTGTCAGTAATAAACATGACATCAGGATTACCAGATAGAACTCCATCTCTTAATGCATCTTCTATTCCATACTTATCATAGTAATCTGCATGTATGCTGTCAGGATGGTTCTGTCTTATGTGGGCTATATTGATACTGGTTATATATCCAGCGTTAGGTCCAGCACCAAACATATTGTAATTCATCCTTCTAGCTTGAGTCTGTATTGTTCTCCTTCTTCTATCAAAGAAGGGTGATACAGAAGAGCTTGGAGTTGTTATACTCTCCTTAGAATTCTTAGCTTGTTGAACCTTAGCTACAACATGTCTAAGTAGGTCAGGTACTTGTCTATTGTCATCCTCTGCCCTACTATCAAGGGCATTGGCTCTTTTAGTTACTGATTCAAGGAAGTCATCTACACTATCAAAGCTATAATCAGCTAACTCCTCAAGTATAGATTTAACTTCAGACTTTGCCTCTGGTGAAAATGAAGGAGCATTTTCAGCATTTCTAAGAGCAATCTCAGCTGCCTTGCCTACCTCCTCATTGCTGTTCTCTGTGAACTTATCAACAACTGATACTGGGGTAGCTTGAGGCTCTTCTTGTGGAGTTTCAACAGGCTCTTCTGCCTGCTCAACCATATCAGAAACTGTAGTAGTTCCTACTCTTTCTCCGTCACTATTTAAGTGACCAGCCTCTGGTGTTGAACCACCTATATCAAATAGGGATGGTCCACTAGTTTGAGGCTCTGGTATCACAGCTGGCTCAGATGCAGCTTCATCTGTTTGAGATGCTACCACTTCTTCATTGTCAAGTTCCCTTTGCTGTCTTTCAGCATTGTATCTTGACATTACATCCCTGTATGTCTGAATGGTCTCTTCTATAGAGCTATATCCATTTACTTGCTCTTCAATTGGAGACCTCTCATTAGCTCTTGCAAGGTGCTGTTCAAAGTAGTACTCTCCTGGATTTCCATCCTCATCTAATGTTGTTTCAAGTAATGATTGTGCTCCAGATTCTATATCAGCTATATCAACTCCACTATTGGTTAGGTAATCAAGGGTAGCAGCAAATACATCTGCTCTAGGGTCATTCTCTTCAAATACCCCATTTCTCTCAGCCCAATCATATACTTCAGCCTTTCTTTGGTTCTCACTCTGATACCTTTCAAACATGTCAGTGGCTTCCTGTGGAATTCCTAGCCATCTGACACCTGAGAAGTCTCTACCAGAGAGCATTCCTTCTACAGCAGATATTTCTGCCTGGTCACCATTATTATAGATTTCATCCAGTCTTTCTGAGAACCTCCAATAATCATCCTCTTTTACTGCCAAATCAATAAGGTCTTCATTCTTCTTTTGAAGCATCCTTTGCTGGGCCTGAAGTTTTACCTTATTTACATATCTATTAAGGGCCTTAGGACTATACATGAGATTAAACTGAGAAGTCATAGCAGCCTTGTAGTCTCTTTCAATCCTACTTCTGTCAGCTACTTTCTTGTTAAAATCTTGATGTATAGAAGTGCCGACACTATTAACTTTATCTATCTCAGCCTGTTGTTCCTGACTGTATCTGTCTTTATGTTTGGGGTCAAGCATGAATGCTCTATCACTAGCAGACAATCTCATAATTTCCTCAGCAGACAGTACAGTTGAGTCTACTGGGTCATCATAAGTAATGCCATCTCTTTCAACTGGCATGTGACGAGCCTCAGTACTGTATTCCTCTCTTGCTTCCTTTATAGCTTTTATGTCCCTTGCAAGTACCCTCTGGTACTCTTTTGCCATAGCAAAAGTAGCTTGGTCTTCCTGAGATAAGTGACCATCACTCTCCTCTCCCTCCATTTCTCTAACAACTTGGTCAATCTCTGACTTCTGTTGTTCCATTCTCTGGAGTTCTGATATAGCATTACTTAATGAACCAAATCTAGCTATGAGCCTTCTACCCTTAGAAGTGGGTGATGATGTAGGAGTAAGATTCTCTTGACTTCCTAACTCAGTTGTTACTTGAGAGATTTCATCATCAAGTTGTCCTATTCTCTTCTTATAGTCATCAATAACTACTCTATTGAACACCATGCTTGCTTTCACATCTTGGTCAATATTCTCACCAAAGATTTTCTCAATAGACCTAGTTTCTTTTGAAACCATATCCATCATATTAAGCATTTCAGTGGCATTCTTCTTTATAGTTTGCAGTGCTTCTTCCCTAGTAAGGTTCTGAGTTCTATGAGCTGCTGATGCCATAAGCTGCTCCACAGATTTAGACTCTTCAGATTCAGGGTCTGCAAGGTTAGCTTCATTAAAACCAGCTCTTGCCTGTAGATTGGCAACAACTGCATCATGGTATCCAGTGCCTTCTAGGTCATTAAGAGTAATGATGTTGCTGAACATTTGTCCGACTCTTGCATCTCTTGCACCTTTCTCATCATTGCTTTCTATAGATTGTTGCATCTGAGTGAGCCACTCTGCTGTACCACCAGCATTGAATAATGCCCTCTGCATAGTTTCATCAGAGAAGTAGTTGTTGAAATGCTCAGCCATTTTCTCCCTCTGCTCATTTATAGCATCCCTTTCTTTATTGCTAATCAATGGAGTAATAGCACTTCTCCAAGTAATACCTGAAGCTCTCATGTTACCATTAGCACCTTGCTTCATAGCAATATTAGGACCACCCATAGCAGTGGACAATGCACCATAAAGACCACTCTTAATAGCATCGGGAGACACAGCAGCATTTCCTGCTGCTTGTATACCAGCTGCAAATGACTGCCAGAAATCATTCTGTGCAGCTGTAGCACCTGGATTAGCACCATACTTGTTATCAATATATTGTTGCATCTTGTCATTTGCATAAGCCTGACCAAATGCACTTGATATATCCTGAGTATATTCTTCGAAGCCTTCGCCTAAGGCCTCTTTAAGTCTACTCTTGAACAACTGTCCTCTTGTAGCTTGTCTTGCTTGAGCAACCCATCTGTCACCTTGTCTAGCAACATTGACTGCCTCACTAACAGGAGATTCTCCTCCTCCAAGACCTATCTTTCTAAGAGCATTCTGCACTCTTGGTGCTTCAAGACCAGCCTTCCAAGTGGAGTTAACCATACCATTGATGACAGAGTTAGTCCAAAAGTCATAGTACATAGCTGTATTGGCACTCTCTTCAGCAGCTGCTTTGTCACTTCTGTACCTCTGCTTTACAAGTTCAGCAACTTCAGCACTGGTATGTTTAGAAGCATCAATCTTTCCAGCACCAAACATAGCATCAAGAACAGCTTGACAGTTCTCTGTACCACTACCAATAATAGCTTTATCTATGTCTTCTTCACTCTGCACCCCACCTTCAAGACCAGAACCACCTGTTATAGCACCATCTAAGGTTTGAGTAAATCTATCATTTATATCCTGCTCAAGACCTCTAAGTGTTTCTTGCTTAGTCATAGCAGCATTCATACCACCCTCAACTGTTCCAACAGCACCTGGTATAAGAACATTGCCTATGTTTCTAGCTTTGATTACACCCCTAAGGAACTTGGTTCCTTTAGCAGTTGCATTGAGAGTTTTACCGCCCATAGCTACTTTACCAAGCCAAGCTGCTCCTTTAGTTGCTCCCTGTAGAACAGACGAGCCCCCAAATGAAAGGATAGTAGAAGCAGTTGTGAAACCATACTGACCAAATAGCTCGAATGGAGTATTAGCACTCATAAGAGCATTCTGCTGGTCCACAGTATTTATGATAGGATTATCAGACATACCAAGTAATTCTAGAGACTCCTGTTCACTAGGAGACCAGGAGTTAGTGGTAGCTATTCTATCACCATATCTTGTTACTGTGTTGTCAATAACATTTTCAAGCCAAGATTCATCATCCTCCAGACCTATGCCTACAGCACCACCAACCATACCAGCTGCTCTGATAATCATACCAGCAGCACTATCTATAAACTGAGCACCAGAGTTCCAAGCTTTCTCAAGAACAGATTGGTTAGATGCAACTATGTCTTGATAAGAGTTTCCTAGTGCTTTAGCTGCAAATGCAGTACCACCAACTGACTCATTGGAAAGGTAGGTAGCAAGCATTGATACTTTCTCTTCTGGAGATAAGTTAAGCTTGTCAGTTCCATTATACATTTTGTAGTATGGTGAAACTTCTCCAGAAAAATTATCTAGGTCACTCAGCATCTTATCTCTTGTCTCAGTGTCAAGAGACATCAGGTTGTTATAGAAAATATCATAATTCTCCAGACCTTTTTCCTCAAGGTGTCTCATTGCACCTTGTCTAGCAGTTTCGTCCCCTAGTTTAGAATCTATCCAGGCATATTTATAATCAGCATCAACAAGAGACTTCCATAGGTCTAATGGTGACTCTTGCAAGTCACTCATAGCATCAATATCAGAACTAATAGCTTTCTGTGCTATTAGACTATCCCTTTGGTCTCTAGTTAGAGAGCTCCTATTTGCAAATATCTTTTTGTCTTCTTCATCATCACTATTTCCAAAGATGTCCATGAATATAGTGTTTCTGAAGTAGTTGTCCCTCTCTTCATCATCAAGACCTGCTATTTCTTTAGCATATTTCTTTTCCCAGTTAGCCCTATCATCTGCACCAAGTCCAGCCAAGCCTGTAAAGTAGGCTTGGTTATAGACTTGTTGCTCTGTTTGTGCGGGCTTAGTAGGTAAGCCTAAGCCAAGTCCAAAAGGACCTCCTCCTAGTATCATATCTAATTAACTTTTATTATTATAATCCTGCACTTTGACTACCCTTACTTCCAGAAGTAGGAGTAGACGTTGCTACTTTTTCTCTCCCAAGGATGTCACCCCTGGAGTCAACTACTATATAGTGACTGTCAGACCAACTGTCATGGTCAACATATACATCAACATCACTTAGAGACATGCCCTTTGGAAGCTTAGCTCTAATATCAGCCAGAGCTTTTGTACTTAGTTTATTAGGAACTCCTGAACCTGATACATGTTTTCCTTTAGAGTAGATTAACTGTCTACCTGCCTCATCTATATTTCCATCCCATTTTGCTTTATATGTTAGACCAGATGAAGTATCATTATAGAATGCATCAAAGTATAAAGGCTGCATCAGCTCTTTAGGCCTTGGGTCATTTGGGTCTCTTTTATTTCCATCAGGGCCTTGGGTATTCTTACTCTTTGGAGTTCCTATTATGTTACCCTTGTTGTCAACAACAACTCCTAGCTTAGGGTCATAGTATTCTCCTGTAGGTTTACCGTCATTTCCAATAATTGCCCTAGGAGATGACTGCTCTCTTTGGAATTGCCTATTCTTCTCTGCTTCAGCAGCTTGGAAGGCTTGCGCAGATGCTTGTCTTGCCATAGCATGAGAGTGACTTAAGTTCTCTTGTGCTCTCCAGTTTTGAACTAACTGTGCCTCTTCTTGTCCAACTGCATTCCATAATCCTTGTCTTGCATAGTTGTATGCTTGACTTAATGTAGATGCATCAGCCCATTCTTTCAATCCAGCAGAGTCTATAGCACCCTCAACAAGCTGATTTAATATTGGAGAAGCATTTGGATTATTCATTATAGCAGCTAGAACAGCTTCACTACTAAATCCTCTTTGTTTTACATACTCATAGTAGTCACCTCCAACAAGCTTTCTCATCTTTTCGGGGTTGTCTCTAAATTCTTTAGCAAGAGCACCAGCACCAGCTGCAACTTGAGCAGTTAGAGCAGTACCAGAGGTGCTCCTACCATAGTCAGCATCAGGATTCTTTATAAAGTCATCAAGGCTCATATCACTAGCCTTTCTTTGCCACAACATAGTAGGATTTGCCAGATTAGCCTTTCTTTGTTCCTCAGCTAATACGGTTCTTCTGTTATAAGCATCCTCTATTGGTTTTATCTCACTTGCATATCTTCTCTTGAGACCTAAGAGGGCTCTCCTATTTTTAGCATTCATACCTCTACTAAAGTCATCTACTGTTCTAGATAAATCTCCAGAGTACCTCTGAAATTGCTCATAAGCAAGTGGACTATTATTTTTATCCACCCTGTTTTTCCATGCATCAGTATCAGATGATAAAGCTGAGTAGGCTGCCTCTGCTTCATCATAAGCTTGCTTATAATAGAGCAGAGGTTTTACCATCTCATCGTATGTAAATGGATTAAATCTAGTATCTAATTGTAAATACATATCCTATAGTGTTAATCCCTTTTTTCTTTTAATTTTACCACCCTTAGAGCCACTGTTCTTCTTTCTACCAGTATGAGTAAGTAGTCTCTCTTCCTCACCAACATTGCCAAATGTACCAGTAGAAAGACCAAAGTTTCTCCAGTTCCATCCCATGTTCTCTCTACCAATATCACCAATAGCATTGATGAATCCAGATATATTAGCAGACTTGGCTTGTTCTGATGCTAGCCTAGCTCTTTCTCTCATATCAGCAGCAGCCATAATACCTTTTAATGAAGCTTCTCTTGCTTCAGAAGCAGCCTTTTGATTGGCTAAATCAGCTTGTAAGAAACCTTGAGAGTTAGTAGTATTAGTACCTCTATTAAACTCTTCAACCTGTGCTCTTTGTGCGAAGTTATATTCTTCAGCTTGTCTAGCAAGGCTTCCAAGTTGGTTAAGGTAATTATTGTCAGCAGCTAGAATACCTGCCATAGCTTGTGCTCTATTCCCACCAGAAGTATTCATTATATTTCTTCTAGCAGCACCAGCTTCAGCATTCATCTTATTAATATAATAATCTCTATCAAATGGTCTATAGGTCAGATAATTACCAATAGGTTTGAAGCTTACTGGGTTATATGTACCAGCACTTTGAGCCGCCTCCATAACAGCATCTGCATTACTGTAGTCTGGCTTATTAGTCCAACCAAAAGCATCTGTTATAGCACTAATACCAAGCCCAACAGCTGGAGCGTATCTAAACCAAGTAGGAAGTTTCTTGAACTCAGGGTCAGCTTTATCTGGGTCATAGTAGAAGTCAGTACCATTTTGGTCATTTGGATTACTCTTGACTTGAGAATAACCACCTTCATTCTGAATAGTTAAGTATGGGTTATCTCCTTCTACTAGTTCATACTGACCATCAGCATTCTTCCTATAATATCTATTCCCTGTACCTTTGTTTTCAACAGGGTCATAGAAGTATCTCCTTGTCCTTGTGTGAGTTTCTGGGTCTACACTCTCTACATAGTTACCATTGTTTGCTCTAGTGTACTTACCTTTGAATCTCTCTGACCATGTCTGACCTGTATTAAAGTCAGTATTTGGATAATAAATATCAGACTCAGGCATTGGAGTGAGAGAACCATCAGCTCCTCTAAGCATGTGTTCAGTAACTGTTGGATAAAGCTGAGCAGCAAGCTCACCTATTTGGTGGTGACCTCCTACCATACCATCTGTAGCCAAATTATATAGGTTATCTCTACTGAGAGTAGTAGCTAAATTCTCAACTGTGAGACCAGAGTATTTACTAGGATTTATGGTCTTTAATCTATTAACAAAAGTTTCCTTAAACTCAGGAGTCCAATTGCCAAACCCATCAGGACTAAATACCTCGTTTAGTGCCTTCATATATGCCCCATTAGGGTCATATAAACCAGTATTTCCTCCCTTGGTAGCTATAATGTTTCCACTATCATCAAACAATGCATCCCATGCTGATGTATCTGTTCCATTCGTGTATAATTCCTTAAGCCAAGGGAGATTAGTTTCTATATCCTCCTTCTTTTTCCAATATTTCAATCCTCCTCCAGCAAATAACCTGCCTCCATTAGAGTATTGCCTATCTTGTTGTGTATCTTTTATACCCTCTTGAGCATTCGCAAGGTCAGCCATTACAGCCTGAAGCCCCCTTATAGAGATTGGGTCATTAGGTCTTTCCTCTGACTCTTTAGCCATAGCCTTACTCATCTCTGCAAATGTTAAATCCTTTGTACCTCTCATCTTATATTTGTCTCTTACTGCTTTAGGTACTTTCAATCTCTTGCTGAATACATAGTCATTGAAGATTGTCTCTCCTTCCTCTACTAAGTTAGGAGTACCTTCTTGGTCTACACCCATAGGCACACCTTCAAGAGGATTAGACTCATGTGAACCACCATTGTCTATATAAAGAAGACCATTAGTGAAATCACCACCTTGTGTATTAAGTTCACCACCAAAAGCAGCGAAGTTAGCTTCAGCATTGCTTAGTTGGTCATCTGCAAGATTAGCAGTAGTATTGTCAGCAGTTCTAACTGCAAAGCTATTAGCATCCTTCAACTCCTGTGCTAATTGTCTGTTTTTCTTCTTAGCTTTACCTTTAGAAAATAAACCTCCTCTATAGGCATTAACACTAAAGTTTGTTGCCTCTGGTCCAGATAAAGCACTATCATCAAATGATGTTGCAGCACTGGCAGCACTGGCAGCAGTGTTAAGTGTAGATACATTACTATTAACTCTGTTTATTTCCTCTTGGTTAGCCTTCATGCCAAACAGACCATTAACTGCACCTCCAACTAGATTCAGAGCTCCCTTGGCAAAACCACCAATAACAGGGATACCCCCAACAGCATCACCTACTCCACTGATAATATTTCCAGCCTTAGAATCCAACCCATTTGATAGAAGCTGACCACCAATCTGACCAATAGCTCCAGCAGCTGCACCCATCATAGAGCTAGCACCTATTGTAGGGCTTTGGAAAGCAGTGCTAGGATTACTGAACATTCCCTTTACATCAGAGACTGTGCTCTGAAATATATTAGGGCTACTTGCAGCTGGCTGTTGCTGCACAGGCATAGGTAGTTTATTAGGTAGAGGAGTTCCACCTAGTCCAGCTAAATCAGGACTAACTGGGGCAAAAGAGGGCCTCTGTATTTGAGAGGTATAAGGCTCTAGCCCACTGTAGTAATTTCTTCTAGCTGTAAGGAGTTTATTATATTTCCATGTAGATTTTCCTTTAGCCATATATTAAAGATTTATTGTGCAAAGGTACATATAAAAATTGAATTAAGCAACATATTAATGTGCAAAATAATAAGGGCATAAGAATTATCCTATGCCCTTAATAAATTATAGCTTAACTAGATGAAGAACTGAACCTCTACATCATGTAGCTGTATGAAACCATTATTACCATTATTGTATCTAGGTGCTGAGCCTAGAGTAATCTTACACCAAGTATTCCTTATTCTATCTCTTCTGTTGTGAGCATCTCTAGGAATCTGTGCTCTCCACACTCTAAACTTCTTCTTAAGTATTGAAGGGAAGTTGCCTTTATTCCTTAGAAGAACTTCACCAGTATCTTGATACTCATCCCATACTCTGATATAGTCAAATGGAGATTCAGATGATAGAATGCTGTCCATCTTATCAGACCATCTATCAGCTCTGAAGAATACATTAGCATAGATTTTATCTATTGTAGATAGGTCTTGATTAGAGGTCTTGCCATTAGATACAAATGATAAATCATAGCCTTGATACTCCCCAAAGAAGTAGTTGTAATCTCCAGCAAACATTTCATTGATGTAGTTCTCTTTGATACAGTAGAACTTATCAACTATATTGAACATTGCAGGCATTTCAGAATAGGTCATAAATGAAGTAAATTGACCAAGCTGTTCACTATAGCAGAGAGACTCACTATCTGTCATTATATACAGGTCATTGTTATTCTTATCATAGAACAACCTTGTAGTATATTTATTAGGAGTCCACATTGCAGTAGCCTGGTTACTTAGCCAGGTGACCATACTTCTTTGTAGAGATACATCACTAAGACCTGAACCATTTATAGCTTGTAGGTGACCCCCAACAGAGTCAATGAAATATAGTGAAGTAGGGGTAGCACATATAGCAAACTTATTGATACAACCAACTCCGTCAGAAATATATCTCTTACCATCAACCTTGTAGTTATTGGAGATTTCAATAGGAACCCCATCAGATGTAGGAATCTGGACCCTAGAGTTGAATAGGATGTTACATACACCACTGTCTTGGAAACAGTATATATTGTCACTCCATACATTCAGAGACCTAATCTTACCTTTAGAACCATCCATATCATAAGTAGAAGCTAATGTCACAGTAGTCCATGGGTCTACATCAGAGCCTTGAGATTTCTCAGTACTCCAAGTAATTTGATTAGGGAACTCACTCAGCTTATAGTAGTCCTCATCAAGTATCCTATAACTAAAGAAATTGTTTCTTTGAGAGTATACAGGATTCATTAGATTGAAGTTAGTAGGAGACATGTTAAGATTATTAACTTGACCTCTGTTTCTATCATATCTTCCATCAATGTTTATCCTGGTTTCAAGCATGAAAGAACCAATCTCTACAACCTTATTAGTATCCTCTGCTGTAAATGGGTAAGTCTTCAAGCAATCATATCTACTAAACCAAGTATCACCCCATTCAAATTCAAGAGGAACATTAGTTGCATCTACTGATATTGCCTCACCAGCAGGTAGCCACATGTTAGCTCTAAGAGCATCTTTTGATGTACCTCCAAACATTGTATTTGAATCATACTCTCTATATAGTTCAACTATAGGAAGAGTAGCCACATGGCTTGAATCTGAAGTATTGCTGATAGCACTTGATAGCCTTATTACAATGTGAGGAGTTGATTTGTACTTAAACCTAACAGCCTCCTTCTTTACAGCCAGGGCTACTGTGTTATCTGCAATGTTCTTATCTACTCTGTAGAATTGGGTACTATTGTTATTTGTATATCTTCTGTAGATACCTTGAGCATCAGAAGAATCATCCTGCTTTGACCAAGTCTTCCACCATTTAGTACAATTAAATGGAGTAGTAATATTCTGAGCTCCAACAGAGTTACTATTAAAAGCAAAGTAGTCACCATCAACTTTATCAGGGGTAAGAAGGGTATCAATATTACCTTCATAGATATTGCTACCAAGCTTTACTATTGACACTTCATCACTACTGAATACTTGAGGAACACAATCACTTGACAAGGATAGCTTAGTAGGAGAGGCATTCCATACAGGAGAAGAACAATACCTTAGGTTTGATATTGTCTTCTTGCTAAGTTCAGCACTTCTAGTTCCAGCATCTGCTGGTCTATTAACATCATTATTAAGTGAGCCATTTCTATTCCATGCATATACTAACCATCTATAAGGGCTATACTCCTTACTATAAGCTTGAAACTTCTTACCACTATCATACTCATCTACTATGAAATCATCGTAGAATAAACCACTAATGATACCCATAGAATTGTATCTAGTAAATGATTGGTGAGTAAATCCAGAACCACCATTACTAACAGTAGGAGTTGATGTTTGAATATCAATATCACTTGCAGTATAGGTAAACTGAGATATACCTACCTGTCTACACTTAACACTGGATAAGTCAACATTATGAAGAGAATCATCAAACTCAAGGTCAGGAGAGTGCATAGTTAAGAAACTCCAATCAACTTTGAACTTATTGTCAGAGTCATATTGACCTTGGAACTCAACACCTCTTGCCATCTTAGGGTCCCAAGTTAAGGCAGAGTCAGTGTATGGTAATGTTAATCCATGCACTGAGAAGGGGCTACAAGTAGAATCAGAATAGGCATTGCTACTTGAAGCATAACTATCCAAGCTTGACACTCCATAGATATGTGGCCTAAAAAACCAAGAAGACTGTGCATAGATAGATGAATTCCTATTATCAGTAGTGTACATTGTAGGATTAACTACACCTTGGCATAGAACAGTCCTATCTTGTATATCAGGAAATACCACTACAGGTCTAATCTTCTTGTACCCTGCATTCTTTAATTCAGCTCTTCTTGCACTATCAAGAGTATATTGTATTGTAAGCTTCTGTAATGTAGAGCCACTTTGATAAGGGTAAGTAGAGCCACCTTGCACTTGATAGTCACCTATCCATACTGGCTCTGACCATTTACCATCCTTATACTGAGCTTGCAGACCCAGTCTATAATACTCTCTATTTTTGAATCCAGCTGCATTAGTGTTAGAACCATTGCACTTAGCATTGAGCCCATTGCTATAAGCATAACCACTAGATGTTACACTAGTGAGGTTTATACTCTTTGCTACAGTTGATACTTTAGAAGAGGTGTTTATACTTGAGTCCTTTACATTGGTAATAAAGTCCTTGATTGAGCTTATAGCTTGTCTCTTAATCTTAAGATTGCCTAAGAATAGAGTACCATCCTTAGCACAGATACTACCAGCTATAACCTCTTCACCTCCTATATACAATAGAGAAGATGGGTCTACAGTATCACCCACTGTACCAGTGTCAGTGAATTTAATTGTGTTCTCACTTATAACACTTAGGTCAATATCCTGCACTCTCTTACAAGTAGGAACAGCATTGATAGAAGTCCTTATGATGCTGTAGATTCTTAAGTAATCAAAGTGAGTGTCAATACCCTTTACGGTAATATTGAAGGCATTGGATACTGCATTCTCAGGTGAGCCTCCTCTATCATTAAATGATGTGTAGAATAGAGGGGTAGTATGGAAGATATTAGTTTCCTGCCCATACTTATTATAGTATGTGAAGGCATATTGAATAACTCCTGAAGGAAAGGAACCCCCTGAACTAGCTACTCTATCTACTGTTACAGTCTCACCTAACTTAAGCTCTGGGACAAAATCAAATGCACCTGCCCATGTATAAGTAGAATGTACTATGTTTATCACTCTAGGTTGATTGAGACCATCAGTCCAATACACCTTTTGAATGTTCTCATTCTCATAGTCACCAATAGCCTCAATAGGATAATTGACATCAAATCCCAATGATTGAGTTGAGTCAGAACTTGCTTGAAACATATTGACAACTACAGGTTCTTCTTTTGACATATCAACCCTAAGGATACTATCACCATAAGAATCATCATGAGTAAATAGAACAAGGTAGCTATTGAGAACACAATGTCCTATAATAGTACCTGTTATATAAGCATTTGTCTCATCTTCCTTCTTTAGTGTAAGTTCCTTTGGACCTCTCTCATTAGTTACAGTCAAGAGGGTTTCATTCCCTCTTGCTGTAATTCTAATGTTATGAGCATCTATTAGATACTCAGGTGACTGCTTAGATACTGCTGTATCTTGTTGCAGTCCTATAAATGTATGATTAGAAGACTGTTGCATATTCTTTCTTTTATGCTGTTACTGTTGGTTCTACACTTGTCATAGGCTTAGGTCCTACAATAGCTGCGCACTGAGTAACCTGTGTATTTGTCCACTCAGACTTTGTTGTAGAAGTAGAGGCGAAATAAGCACTAGTTAAAGAATCACCACTAGGTGTTAAGTAATTAGCAGTTGCAGATGAGCACTTTAGGTACTTAACAGTAGAAGTATCTTGAGTCAAACTATTATTGCTCTGTTTAGTTCCATAACCCACTACTATCTTTTCATCTGTGACTGTAGTTAAAACTCCAGATGCTATCTTTATTTTGCTATACACATTAGCAGTACAAGAAGTATAGCACAGTGTTGCTGAATAACCAGCACTAATATTAGAACAAACTCCAGTTACAGCCATAATCTTACTAGTAGGTGTACCATTATAAATGTCTGAAACTGTAGCTAAGCTACCAGTAAGCTTAAATGCCCATATTCCACTTCCTAGGTCAGTCTTATCAGGATACTCAGTTACTAGGGTACCAGAGTAATACTTGTTAAGATAGGTGCTCCAAGATAGCTCATTATCATTTGAGTCATAAAGCTTAGCAGTCACTGTAGTACTGGTTGTATTACCATTGTTGTCAACTAAGGTCAAGTAAGGTGCCTTAGTAATCTTACTATAGTTAGCCGAGCCTTGGGTTCCCATCTTATTAGTAATTGAGGAGGTAGTGTACAAGTTTACAGTTGTAGGTTGAGTCTTCTGATACTGTCCTGTTGAGGAGCCTGTAACAAGCTTCAACATACTTACCAAGTATTGATTGCCTCCATAGTTTATAAGCAGTACTGGAGTACCTTCATCAGGAGCAGTACCACCACTAGGGGTACCCATTGACTCCTTATAAGTATCAAACACCATAGCAGGTGTTCCATCCTCTCCTAGAACTGAAAGACTCTTTGCAGCTACATCCCCATTGAAAGTGCCATCAGAAGTACCACTGAACTTACCTGTGATTTCAACACCACTTGAAGTAATACTAATTCCAGCTGACTCCAGTTTACCTTCAATAGTATCTTGTACTGATAGTGAAATACTCTGAGCTGTCTGAATAACTTCTGACTTAGCAGTTCCAATAGCACTATCTATTGAAGTAGACCACTGCTCTCCTGTCTCAAAATTAATACAGAAGTTAGGCTTAAATGAAGCCATATCATCATAAGGGTCTACTAAGGTAGCACCAGTGCTGTAGTTCTTCAAGAAGTTCTCATAGTGAGATGTTGCAGTGCCATTCTGGTCAACACCTTGCTGACTAAACATATAAGGTCCATTGAATACCGCACTACCAATAAGACCATTAGCTATAATACCAACCTTGGTATATAGAGCCTCAAACCCTTCTAGAAGTGTCCACCATGCAGAGTTATTAGCAGGTGTTGATGTAGAAGTACCTGTCCAGCTTCCTTGACCTGACAAATAATAGTAGTATCCATCATAGTATACATATGGGGTTCTATTACCATCATTAGTATAAGTTGTACCAGCAGTATATATACCTTGAGGATAGATTATAGGGTTCTTCACATAGACAGTCTCTGTAGTAGTGACACCATTGAGCCCTGTATATCTTGCAGGGTCAGACCATACATCCTCAAATGTGTAAGTCTCATTACCATCTGTATCAGTATTGACTCTGTATCTACATTGAGTGAACCATATATAAGGATAGGTAGTAGTAACAGTAGGAGAGTCCTTTTGCCACTTAGTACCACTTGCAAATAGAGCTTTGTAGTTAGTATTATAAGGAGATACAGTAGGGTCCACTGCATCAGGCCTTATAGCATCCTCTGTACCTAATGTAAATGCTACTCCTATATTAACTCCAGGAATACCATCAATACCATTGGAACCTGCTGCACCTGGCTTACCATCCTCTCCTTGTATTCTTTGTGGAGTTGACCACTCACCAATAAGATTATTGGTATCCCCATCTATGGTAGCATAAATCATAAAGAGCACCCAGAAGTGGTCTTCATCATTATACTTGGTGTACAATCTATGATATTCTGTATTACATATCAATAGGTCTTCTGTAGCAGCAGTGCAGGTATTATAAAGTCCTAGGTAGTCTTTGAAGGCTGCTAGAACAAGAGCTTCCTGTGTATCATTAACTGTGAGGTAAACTCCATGTAATGCATAATACTGAGATTGTATTTGTGCAAATGTAGGCGAGCTACCTAATTCAGTGAAGTACTTCTTGTTGCTAGAAGAGATAAGCTGGCTTGTAGAGAATTGATTTAAGAATGTGTCAAATGCTGCACCTATATTATTAAGCAGAGCACTAAAACTTTCAACATCAGCTTCACTCCAATCAGTGTACCATCCCTCGGGGGTTCTATCAACCTTCTGTTGAGAACCTAGAGTGATAGCATACTCTGATGACCTCTTGTATCTATACTCTGTGAAATTTCCATTCTCACCATCAATACCATTAGAACCATCAATACCATTAGAACCATCAATACCATTAGAACCATCATTTCCATCACTTCCTGCTTCTCCAGTCTGTCCTTTCATATCAAGTACAGCACCTTGAGAAACAACCTTATTGGTCTTATAGTTAATCTTCAGTACACACTGATACCAATCCTTAGTGGAGGTATTAGGAACATCATACCACAGATTACCATCACTACCTGCAAATGGTAGTGTAGGCATTGCTACTGGTAGTGCAGAGTCACTGAATGGTTTAGATGGGAAAGTACTATTCCTACAATAGACTGTATTGGTGTACTCATAGCTACTATTGTCTTCTATCTGAGAGTGATTCAGAAAGTATTCAACAGCAGCATCTACCTGTTCACCACTATATTTACTTGAGTATTCACTTTCCATATTTCTTCTTTACTTTAAGTTTCATAGTACCATCCTCAAGCATATAAAGTCCTTCAATTACTTTATAGTATAAACTGTCTGGACCATATACAAATACCTCAAGAACTATAGGATGACTAACCCTGAACACATAAGGATTGAGTTTCTTTGTAGCTCTGAAAGCTTCCATATGTAGAGGATTATCACTTTCCTCTACAATAGAAAGCCTTGAAGTATCATTGGATATTATACTAACCTCAGGTATTATATACCTTGTTTTATTCTTTTTATCGTAGCTTATGAAGTAGTTATCCATCACTCTATTATTGCTATGCCTGAAGAGCATCTGGCAATCTCTGTTCTCTGTGGTAGTTTACCATGAGCAGGTATTGTAGCTACTACTTCTACCATCAATACTCCAGGAACTAAGTTCTCAGTCTCTACAGTAAAGGCATACATATTAGCATAGTCAGGGTTATCTTCTTCCCATGCCTTATATAGATTATCCACCTTATACTTGTTCTTAGTATTGATAATGTAGTAATAGACCTCAATGTTGCCAGCATTCAGCAGGTCAGTGAAACTATATGTATCATCAACTGGAGGAAACTTAACTCCAAGAACCAAGGTACTACCTTTATAAGCTATGTCATCATTTATTGCTCTAGCCATAGTTATTGAACTTTAATCTGTTCTTTAGTGCCATTATTTATGAATCCAGTTCTATGCTCTGTAGCCCTAGGAACTAATGTATTCCACATATTAGTAATACTCTCCATCTCATCAGGAGTAGGTCTTACTAAGTCTGATTGAGCTTGTCCCACTGCCCATGCATATTCTTGGCAGACATTACTGTAGACAGCCTGACTTATCTTCCCAAGGTCAAATAATACAGTAAAGCATTGCTTCTTTATATATAGTTCCAAAGCTCTTGTAAATGAGCTATTGTCAGGTATTAGGGGGTAGCCTTCAGAGTCTACTGCAAGAGCTTCATAAGCTATCTCTATAGTACCTTCCTTCATTGAGGTATAGATAATATTTCCTTGTAGCTTATAAGTAAAATCAAAGGAGCCCTTCTTATCTTCACTCATGTGGAAACTATCAGTAGACTCTCTGAATGCTTCAGTATCATGACTATGTTTCTTTATAGCTCTGACCTGAATCATAGAGTTGAAATCACAAGGTAGCAATGCCCTGTAATTTTTAACCTCAAGGGTATCAGTCTTCTCTTCAAATGCTTTAGGCATTCCTACTATCCTAATGAAATTGACGGTGTGATTAACTGCCCTTTCAAAAGAGACATCTCTTAGTAAGGGATGGTCGAGCACATTGTCTAGGATGACTTTAATTGAAATGTATCTATCCATTATATCTTGAAGGCATCTACTGCCTTGTTCTTTATTTTCTGTTTAAGTCTTCTTTTCAAGTCTCTATTAACCTCAAATGACATGAAGGATTTATTCTCGTAGTTGGCAGTTCTCTTATTGTAGAATACCTTGAATATTTCTTTTTCCTCCATTTTAATAAGTGTTCTTTCCTTATAGGCTTCCTCATCTTCTGACCATAGTTTAAGAGTTCTATCCCAATCAATAGGTAGATTAGTTATTATCTTATCACCATTAAGAGTTATCCTAGCATCATACTTCCTAAGCTCTATAGCACCCATTCTGTGAGGGAGTAGAATATCTTCCCCTCTCAGTAATGCTTCAGCAAGGAGATTATTTACCTGTCTTATGATACTATAAAACTCATGCTCTGTTACTGGTCTAGGTAAATCCAACCACTTATTCTTACGAATCCACTTATATGAATCATAGACACCTAAGGAGTTTCTCACCTTATGTACTCTAGGTTCATTAAGCTTTAAAACTGCCCTTCTGAAATCACTTGTCTCTTCTTTCATTTGCAGTAGCTATTCCAGATAGGTCATCCTCAGCATTATTAGCTGAATCCTTTGGTAAGTACTCTGGTCTTGATAGCTCCTTAACTACAAGCTGTATGAGTTGAGGAATTAGAGCTTCTTCCAAAGAGAATGTCTTATCAAGTATATCACAAGTATCAGAACTATCACACTCAAGCTCTGAGGCTTTCTCTGAATCTTCAAATACTCCTGTGAGCTTTATATTCTCAAGGTATAAATACTGAGGATTAAAAGACTTGAGGTATAGATAATTGTCAGGTCCAATAGAGGCATAGATTATATTAGGTAACCATCTATTGTAACCAACATACCTCATTCTTTCTTTTGATACGTAGGTTATCTCACCTTGGTAGTAGTCCTCTGTATATACTCTTGGTGTAGCTATAGACATAAGGAAAGGTATCTTCTCCTTACTTCTAAGATATGTTCCACCTTCACACTCTTCTCCTGTAATAGCAGGGACTTGTATGAGGTCCAAGCATAGAGTCTGATAATTAGACTCTGGTATCTCTTTTTTAATGTCCTTGTAAGTTTGCTTCAGTAGGGCTCCTCTGAACTTACTGGCTAGGAATATAATGTGTTCCTCAGAGAAGTAACTGTCATCAGCAGAAACCTTCAACTCATCAAGGCACATGAAAACTATTTCTCTATAAGTTGCCATATCTATATATAATAAAACTGCTTACAAAGGTAGAAATAAATTCTAACCTATGCAAGCAGTTCAGTAAATTTATTATAGTCTCTTAAGACATTATTCTCAAACCAATTGTTTCAGATACTCTAAATGCCCCATCTTCTGTTGCTCTATACTTATCAGGAGACTTAGCAAGTACCTCATCAATAGCTTTCTTATAGTCAGGGAATGGAATCATGCAGGTTCCATATAGACAATAGAGACTATTGACTATAGAGTTGTAGTCTTTCTCAGTTATATATTGTGATAGTGGGCCCTCAAGCAGCTCTTCAATAAAGACCATTACAAGTAGGTTGTCCACTTGCTTATAGGGCTTATATCCAGTGTGCTTGAGTAAAGAGAAGTATCTGTTTATAGCATCATATACTTCATTAGTAAATTCCATGGCAACCACAATTTTTCTTTGAAGGAACAACAGCTTTATTCTTCAGTTTATCCCACTGCTTAAAGGCAGCTTGATAATTACCTGTCTTTAGAGAGAGTTCAAATGCTTTAAGTCTGAGAATCATATCTATGAATCCTCTAGGAGTTTCACAGCTACTCTCAAGCTCTCTTATATAACCCATAGCCATATTATAAATTGGCCTCATGTTAATGGCAATACCCATAGTGTATTGATTATCCATTCCACATGGAGTAGAGCCATCAGGTACACCACCAGCACCAATATAGACAAAGAAGATATTGTCATTAAGGCTATCTACTTTAAGGTCTCCAACAGGAATTCTAAGCCTTACACTCTTTATAGTATCAAGCTCATCACAGTAAATCTCAAGGGTTTCCTCATTGTAGATTTGAGTCTTATCTGTTTCAGACAAAACCTTCTTATAAGATGTGTTGTCTAGCTCTACACTGTATACTGGATTACTGCTTGGTCCATTAGCTGAGTAGGTGTCTTGGGTATCTATCACTATAGACTCTATGAAGACATTCTTGAAGTAGTCAAGGTTCTCTACACTTGCTTCTACAATAAGATATTTACCCTCTGAGTCTATTCTACATTCATTGAATACTATCATGGTCTATATAAAATTAAAGGGGAGGTTTAATTCCTCCCCTTATGTTATCCTTCAGCACTTCCTTCAAAAGTAATACCTAGGGCTGCAATAGCTGCCTTGATACTTGTAAGTACACCAGCAGTTGCTGATACAAAGGTTAGGTCCTTTTCAGACTTATGAACCTGAACTCCATCACCACTATAAGCATAGTGAAGGTCAATCATGTCATACTCCTTGTCAGGGTCAACCATCATCTTAACATCAATGTTATATGGGTAACCCATGTTTCTGAACATATCACCTCTTTCTGCTGAGCAGAAGTATTCAAGGTCAGCAACCTCTTTACCATTACCTACTACAGTGTCAGTAGTACCATATTCAACTTCACCCCAAATAACATTCTCACCTTCATACTTCACAGTAGTTGGAGTAAGACTGAAATTAACAGGTTCTTGAGAATAGATACCTAGTCTCCAAGGCTGGTCTGCCACCTCAGTAATAGTAATACCATCAGCAGAACCTTCAAATGTTAGAAGGGGCTGAACTTCTCTACTGAAGTTAAGGGTTAGTGACTCTGCCATCTTCTTGTAGAAGGCTTCCTTACTTGTAGCCATAGCCTTAGTAGCATGAACTGCTGCTGACTTAACTAGTTGACAAGCATCACCTGGTGCAAGATAATTGAAGACTGTTACTCTCAGAATGTAGTCTTGACCTGCAATAGGATTGCCTTCATTGACTTCATCACTTAGAGTTACTACTGCTTTCTTAAGCTTCCTCTGCATATCCTCCTTAGTGGTAAGCTTAGCATAGCTGACCTTATCTACATCAATAATGTCAGTTCTTGTTAGGCCACCCTTACCAAAGTGCTTGAAGAAGATTTGCTTGCCATCAGGAGTTTTTCCCAGCTTGATTTGACCTTCTGTCTTTGGTTCTGTAGTTACTAGTTCTGATACTACATAGAACTGTCTGTTCTGATTTACGGACTTAATTGCCATCTTTATAAAAAGTTTAATTAAACATTATTTTTATTCTGAATGCCCTTGCTACTCAAAGCAAGTAGAACTGCTCTTTCGAGTATAGGTCTATGCAATACAGAATCAAGTTCACAATTTGTTTCTTTACCTTCAACTTCAGGGAATACATTCATCTCTGAGAGATTTGTCAGTACTATTGGTTTTGGCTTTGAGATATACCTTACAGTATAGTTAGTAAGGTTATACTTAGAAACAACTTCCACTATGTCAAGCCCATTGTCAAGCCTAAGAGCTTTTCTCTTGTTGGCCTGTCTGAAGGGGTTCTCCATTATTCTATGAAAGTCATCTTGAGTAACAGGTATTACTGCAATAGTCTTACCATTTTTACAACCAGCAGATTCATCACCAATAGTAGCAGCCTCATAAGTTATGAATAGAATATCTGAAGGAAGTTTGAAGAACTTAGAGTACTCTGATAAGCCACTGTAAGTCTCACTTGAAGCAGCTATTGTAGCTGTCTTAATGAGATTTCTCAAGTTAGCTCTAAGCTCTTCTGTCTTCTCAAAGGAAGACAACTTATCATTCCTTCCACTATAGAGCTCTATAATAATCTGGTCTTGAGCTTCTGTCAGGAATAGAGATTTCTCATATTCATCTAACACTATGTCAGCTCTAGAGTGAGTATCACCAAACTCTGACTTACTATTATAGCTACTGAGAAGGGTATCAAATGCACTGCTAAATTCTTCTACTGTCATGATTATCTAGATGCTTGTGTAGCTACTGCTCCAATGCTAGTTTGACTTGATTGTCCAAGAGCCACCTGACTATTTAAATCTCCAGTGTAAGAGGCCTTAGCAAGCTCAACTGCTCTCTGTAGAATCTCTTGATGTAGAATTGGGTCAAGCTCACAAGTCTGCTTTGTGCTTTCACCATCAAGAGTGACTTCATCAAAGTCAATAAGTCTTATTGCTCTAGGTCTCTTTATAAACCTTACGTGATAAGACTTGATAGTATCATTAGGACCAACAACAAGTTCTACTTTCTTTGTATAAGTTGTAGTAGTTCCATCAGCAGCACTATTATCAAGTATTCTCCATGCTTGGTAATTGAGTGGTCTCTTGTAAGGCTTACTCATCAGCCTTGAGTACTCAGTGTAGTTGATAGGAATTACTGTTAGTCTAGTATCCTTAGACTGACTATCAGATATTTTTCTACTTACAATAATATACTCATTGACAAACATTAGAATGTCTTTATTCAATATTACAGATTTGGTATTTTCTCTGTTATCAAAGAAAGACTCTTTAAAGCTAGCCTCTTCATTGTAAGTATCACTTCTTGTAATCATTGAGAAGTCAATCTGTCTCTTCTCATTAGCATCAAATCCTTCCTGAGTCTTATTAAGTCTAGGATTAAAGTAAGCCTTAACTATTTCATCTTGAGCCTTAGTCAAGAACACTGACTTCTCATATTCATCTAATCCTGGAGCTTGATTAGACATTATATTGTTATACAATACATCAAATTGATTACTGAATTCCTCGTTAGTCATTGAATATATTTTTATAGCACTGAGTGCTGTTATTTACTATTTAGAAGAGCTTCAAGTCCAAGCTTGATGTCTTGGTTCCTAGGATTGTTGAGGAACTTAACTGCAACACTTAGTACAGGGTCTTCATTGTCTCCACACATTGGTTTACCATCCTTCTTTAGATACAAGAAATCACCTCTCTTAACAATGTTACCAGCATTGATGCTCCTTCTGATAAGAACCTTAGTAGGAAGTGTTTCATCCTTCACAGTCTTGAGGAATGTCTTAGGATTAGATTGAATGAAGCTGTCAATCTTAGTCTGCAAGAAGTCAAGACTAGTATTAGGAGCTACATTTCTACCATCCATCAACTCAACAATACACATGAGAGTTTCAATATCATTCTCAATCTTACCAAATTCCATGTAACACTCTCTGGTTACATTCATGTTTCTCTTAGCTGCATTGACTTGTTCATTACCCTCAATAATAACAAACTGATATGTAGCTTTAGGTCTGTCTTCAAGTACCTTCAATGAAGGAGCAACAAAGTCTTTATTTGCAAGAAGAATCTTGTATCTTATATAGTCTTCAGGGACACTAAGGTCAAGGTAGTTATCCTGCTTTCTCAGTTTAACCTTATTAATACCTTGAGGGTTAGCATCACTCCAAAAGTTATTTTCCTTTTTATATACACTCAGAGTTCCCTTATCCATTCCAAGGTAGTTCTCTAGGAATGCCATCTCACTGTTAGTAAGTACATTTACAAATGTACCTGTAGTTAGTTTAGGAACTACAAATGTTTTAACTGAATCCTCAGCCATACCTCCATATAAGATGTGATGAGGGTCTGTTACCATGTGACTCTGTCTAGGGATATACCTAATACAGATTTTTTCATTTCTCAAACAGCTAGTTAGCTGTGGTTCTTTTTCTTCTACTCCTTTTGCCATAATTGAAAAATATAAAGGGGAAGGAGGGTAAGCCTCCCTCCCCAGACTCTAGTTTTATGTTGAAATTGTTTATCCTTGCAGGATAGCAGGGATAATAGACATTGTTCTAGTTGGGTCAAGAACACAGATACCAAATGTAGTCATCTTGTGGATGGTTGATGCATCTTCGTCATTAGAAGCATAGTCTACATTAGTCTTACCTGTCCATGGGTCTCTAATACCAGGTTGGATGCTTCTGATTTCATCCTGTCCCTTGAGCTTACACTTAAAGATGTTAGGCTCATTAGAAGAACCAAGGTCAAGAATATCATATCTATATGAACTTGCAGGTCCACCAAGACTGTGTTGAATCTTGTTGTTTACAGGGTCATCATAGAACTTGTCAATCTCAACCTTAATGTTAAGACCACTTGCAGTTCTGTATTCAGTGAACTGATAACCAGCAGCCAGTGAATTAGGATGCCATCCTGAGGTCTTTCTAATCATGCCAAGGTTATCAGCATTGATAGTAAGATTAGTCCATCCAGAGATAGTATCATTTACTGCCTTGCTAAATTGCTCAGCACCCTTCATACCAGTTCTGATTACAATGGTTCTGTTCTCTACATCAGGTCTATTGTAACATAGGTCATATAGAGCATCCTCAATAAGCTTGAGGCTGAAGTCATTGTAATATGTAGTGTTAGCTACTTCAAGTTGAGCATAAAGACCATCGCCCATTCTAATAGCTTCACCTGACTTACCGAAGTTCAGATATTCACCATTAGCATTTTGGTTAGAAGTACCCCAAGCCATAGCAATGTTCTTGTAGTCTTGCCACTGCTTTTCAAGTACATAGTCCTCATTGTGCATCCATAGGTTAGTAGTGGTATGCTTAGTACCATCAGCAGATTCCATAGGAACACCTACTGCAACCTTCTTGTTAAGAAGGGCACCAGATACTTTATGCTTGATTCTAAGAGTAGTCCACTCATTGCTCATAGATACAGGTGAGTTAAATCTAACACCACCAACACTTCTTGATAGCTCCCTTTCTACAGGTGCAAAACCTACAGAGAACCTTTCACCAGCTTGAAGTCTTTCACCAGGAACACCAGTAGTGTTACCACCCATAAGTTCTACCTTATAGATGTAGTGAGTTCCTTCAACTCTAGCATCACCAAGAATTCTAAATGGATATACTTGGTTAAGGTTACCAAAGATTACTTCACCATCGAAGAAGTAGTGCTCTCCAAATACTAGGTAGAAAGGTTCAGTACCTGCTCCTACTGTATCATCCGAAGCTACTACATTGCCTTCAAGAGTTCTAGCCTCTAGAAGAGGAATGTTTCTTCTAACAGAACCTACTACATCCCAATAGTATCTGTCATCATTCTCAAACTCCTTAACAGTCAGACCAGACAGAAGTGAATCCAGAGAAGCACCTCTTTTAGCAGCAAAGAGCTCAACCATTAGATTCGATACCTTTTGAGGCTCCTGTCTAAATACAGGATTAGAATAAATGTGGTTTAGCTTGCTGATAGTAGGTGCCCAACCTTGGAAGCCAACTGTCTGAAATTTATTCAGTTGTCCTGCCATAAATTGTATTTATATAAAACATTAAACACTTAGTTTCCAGCCTTTGAATAGAGACTCAGGGTCAGTGTCACCACTATTATTAGCAAATGACAGATTGCCACCTCTGAAACCACTACCACCTCCACTTAGAGTGTGTTCAAGGTTTCTGAGACTTTTCTTTGTCTCCTTTTTTACTTTATCAGTAACAAGTCTGTCTATGTTCTTAAATCCATCAGTGAGAACAAACAACAGACCTACATTCTTCAAGAAGTCAGTCCTATGTTCAAGCTCATACTTTTGAACTGCTGTAAGCTTTTCTCCTGACTCAGGGTCAGTATAGATAGGCTTCATAATGCTGTCATAAACTCTTTGCCTTGTGTTCTTGTCAATCTTGACATCACCAAAAGCTGTATCCTCTTCAAGGATAGAGTTTCTTAATTCATCAGCTTGCTGCTTGAACTTCTTCTGCTCTTCTTTCTCTGCCTCTCTAGCTTCATCAAGCATAGAGTTGTATTGCTTCTTATAGAATTCCTTATTGTCATTTAGAGCCTCTCTTGCATCTTCAATGTCAGTACCAGCCTTAATAGACTTGTCTACCATCTTCAATGCTCTTTCCTTTGAGTAACCCTTGTTAAGACAATCTTGATATATAAGGTTCTTTCTAAGATTCTCTCCCTCTTCACCTTCAGAAGTTAGGCCCTTCTCAGTAACACCATCAAGGATACTGATATACCTCTCATACTTCTGAATCTCTGTAGGCTCTATACCAAGGTCAAGTGCTTCACTAACTCTCTTTTGTTTCTCATCAAGTTGATTCTTGATTTGATTGGAGATAGCCTCAGCAAAGTCCTCAGCAGTTTGAATCTTAGCAAGTTCTTTTTCATCAAGGTTTTGAAGGATACCATCTTCTACAAGAGCATTGGCAATGGAAGAGTAGAAGTTGGAAGAGGAACCACCCGTAGAAGTGGTATCCTTCTTTTCCTTTGTTTCTTCTTCACTACCTACGCCCTCTGGCTTCTCTTCTGAACCAAATAGTTCACCAAGATTAGCCTCAGTAGTTTCAATTGTTTCTTCTTCAGGAGAACCGTCCTTTTTCTTACCTTCCTCCTCTTCAGGATTATGCTTAGGTTCTTCAGTCTCCTGTATTTCTTCATTAGAGAAAAGACCATTGATTTGGTCTTCACTCAGTATGTTATCTAAAGATAATTCATCCATACTTTCCTCTTTTATTTAAACTTCTGTGCAAAGGTAGCAATTATGCATAACATATGAAAGGGGTTTAATATTTTACTAATAGAAAGTATAGTACTATCATTATACAAGAATAGGGAAGACACGGTTGTATCTTCCCTATTTTAGCAGTTATAACTCTACTATAGAGTACAAAGCTTCTTCAAGTACTGTTTGAGATAGGTCACCACTCATATGTGCAGCTTCTTCTGAATAAGGATTAATATCTAAAGCCTCACACAGATGCATCTGCAAATGGCTCTTCTCATGCTCAAAAGTATTGATGAACTCACCTACACTTGATGCTTTATGGATTACTAGAATTGACCATTTATACTCATAATTTGAGTATGCAAAGCCTGTATCCAATTGGGCCTTATCAAGGTTCTTGATTATAGAGTTAAGAGTATCACCACTACAGCCTACACTCTTGAGGTCTTCTATAATCTCTGACTTCTGAGCATCATTTACTGTATAGTAAATACTGATACTCCAGTCATACTTATCCATCTTGAAATGCTGAACACCCATGGTTACTTATATTTTTCTTTCAGCTTTTCAATCTTTTCCTCAAAGCCCTCTTTGAAATGCATCCTGCCAATCCTACCACCTTTCTCATTATAGGCTTCCATCTCCTTCATAGCTTTCTTATAGCCATGTTCACAGCCTTCTTCAAAAGCCTTTTCAATGAGTGCATCTACATCACTTCCTTGAGTGCTATGTGCTGCATCCTTAGTAATTGTATAAATCTTAGACATAGTATTTATGATTTAGATGTTAATGCTTCTTTCAGACCATCAAGGTCTTCTGAATTAAACACCAAGCTTTTATTTATCATGGGTATCTTCAACTTAATCATTCCATCTCCAATTTCCATATCACCCAATAGCCCAGTATTAAAAGTGAAGGACTTTGTCTTCATGACTGATTCAGTCATCTCTGTAAGTATACTCTCTACATCAACCTTACCATCTTCATCAGCAATAAGGTTCATAAAACTCTTGACTTTAGTAAAGTTCTTGTCAACTACTCTTGTTATAATAGGTTTGATAAAGCTGACTATAGGTGTGTCTTTTGCAAGACTATCAACCTGACCTAGAATATACTCTTTTAATTTAATATCCAACTGTTCAATAGTTACCATTATACATTAGTTTTTAGAAATTCCTCATAAGTAGCATTAGGATGTTGCTTGGTATATTCCTTGAATCTAACAAACAACTCCATCTCTCTGTTAGTATCATTGATAATTTTAGTCTTGAGCTTCTTAACTATCTTCAGTTGGTTACTCAAGAGCTCCTTTCCTCTTTCAGTGTTTTCAATTCTTGGCTTAACTAGATTAAGTATCTCTGCTTGAACCATCTCTTGAATCTCATTGTAATTCTCTAAGTAGTCATTATCCTGAAAGAGTCTCTCCCTTTGTTCTTTAGACATTGGCTTTATTTCAGCATCAACATCATCCCATATTAGTTTTACAGACTGAGCTTGTTGTACAGCTTTTAGTTGTTGCAGTTTAGCTTGATACATCTGCATTTGAGCATCAATATTATCAAGACTAGTTGCAAGGGGGTCTGTATTACCTAGTATTACTTGATTAACTGGATACATAAAAACTTGGTATTAATAGGGGAGCATTACACTCCCCTATGTTTAGATGTTAGGTTGTACTGTTGAACCACAGCTGCAAGAACATCCACCCTGAAGTGGGTTGAATAGATTTCTCAGAGTTGTAGTAGTACCAGTAGTCACATTAGCTACAGCAATAGGATAGAATGTGCTATTTGCATAGTTGACAATCTTACCATCATTGCAGCACCTTCTCTCAGCTTCTAGAGCAATACCACTCTGTGCAGCATTATTTACGCAGTTAATCTGCATATCAAGAACCTTAGCTCTCCAAGGCTCTACTGCATCAGCTACAGCCTGCTTAGTTTCGAGTTGAGATATTCTACCTGAGAGAGCATCAAATCCATCTCTCTGACTCTTGTAAAGGGCAAAAGCACTTTCATTGAGCTTCTTGTTTAGACCATCAAAACCATTTCTTTGGCTTTGATATAGACCAAAGTCACCATCTACTTGAGACTTCCAAACACTGAATAGTTGACTATCTAGAGTCTGTCTGTCACTAAATCTTTGCTCCTGTTCAGATAGCATACCTTCATAGAAGTTAGTAGTAGCCTTTAGGTAATTGTCACATCCTTGTTCCCAAGCTTGGAAAGCAGTAGGAGCATTAGTACCATTAGCAGCACCAAGACCTGAAGCTAGGATATTTACATTCTCAGGCATAGAGGCATTGCTGCCAAATAGGTTCCAACCATTGTTTCTACCACTAAGAGCATAAGCACCAAGTGCAGTACCGATTATCATTATCTTCACATAGAGTCGCAAGTTCTATGCAGTTCTCTTATGAACTTCAATATATTACTATATTGTTGAGACTATATCTTTACTCTATTGAGTACTCCCCATTTCCATTACCATTAGCTTGTAATGTACTTCCTTTCGGAATAGTCGTTGAACTTTCCTTATATTTCCATTTATAACCCAGTGCAGTTTTATAATGTTTTCCTGAGGGAGACACATAATTCTTACAGACTTTAATTATATCAGAATTAGCTCTAGGCTTACCAAAGCTATTGGCAGCATCTCTAGCTGTAGGAAATTCTTTAATAAAGTTTCCTTCTAAATCAAGCTGTATAACTGGTATCCCATTAGCTTTTCTCAAAGCTTCCTTTGTACTTTCAGGACATTTCTTACCATAGAAAGGATTCTTACTTCCTATTCTTGTTTTAGCATATTCACTAAGAAGCTTTTTAGTTTCTTCTGAGTGATGTTTACCTTTGAAAGTACCAGGTTTTCCAATTGCTTTTAAGCTAATCTTCTTTCTACTTTCCTCAGTTTGAAAACAGCCTTTAGAACCAGAACCTCCCTCAGTCATATTATAACCATTGTGATACGAATCATACTTCTTAATAAAGTATATTTCCATTTCATCAAGCTGTCTTCTTAATTCTTCTCTATCTATATTATAGAGTTGAATTAATACTTCATACTTGAAAGAGTCAGGTCCGTATTTTCTTCTAGCATTATCAAACTTTTTACCAGAGTATTTACCATCAAAATTAGTAAATTCTGCTTTTCTTCTTCTAGCATCTACTGTTTGTCCAATATAGGACTTACCAGAAGGGGATTCAAATCTGTAAATTGTTCCTACCATACCTAATTTATTTTTTACAAATATACTAGGTATTATTGGAACTTGCAAGAGTATAAATGAAAAATTAAGTCTTAGCTGCTGATTGTCCTATTAGGAGTTCCCAGCAATTAAGGGAGTTTATACTGAGCATAATTAAAGTTTACCCAGTGTGAGGCCTGCATTACCAACACCCCTAGAGGCATACTCCTTCTTTTCTTCTCTAACTACAGTATCATCTTCTTCTATAATTCTCATAGTAATGAAGTTAATTGTGTGTTTTTAATTAGGTTTATTTTGTAAGCTTACGGATGCAAAGGTATGTATAAAATCCCATGGGGCCTAACAATGCTAAGGGTACAAAAAAACACCCATAAGGTATTGACCCTATGGGTGTTATGAATTTTAAACTTAGCATCTAGATGCTAACTTCTTGTGTATATTCAGTATTTTCTCAACCTGTTCATAAAGATAGCCCATTAAATAGGCATCAGGTTCATCATTGCCTGCTTGAGATTGATAACCTGTGAACTTCCATATTAGGTTCTTTACATGCTCAAGCTCATGAACTACAGTTGACATACCACTTGATGGTATGAGTATGTGGCATTTACCACAGTCAATGTATTCCATTGTACACCCATAAGCACTACTTACAAGTGCATGAGGGAACTTGTTCCTAGCCTCAGTATAATCATCAAAGACTGTGACTATTACCTTGAAGTCATATATAGGAACTCTAAATTTTCTTTCTGTCAACATCTACTCTTCCTCTTAAATTCTTCTAGGTCTTTTTCAACCCAGAATAACTCCTTGAATCCAATCTCTTTCTTACCTCTTGGTAGTAGTCCTTCTCTAACATAGTTATCAAAGGTAGCCCTGCTTACATTAAGGTATTGACAAGCTTTATACTTACTAAGCTTCTGAGTCTTGTCAGTATATGATTGAATTACTTTAGCCAACTCAATTGCTTCCTCCTCTGTGATATGACTATTGCCTGCGTCAATATCATTTATTATCTGAAGGAGCCTCTCCCTTATTACTCTTAACATATACTATTAGCAATGCAAATAACAATAAACCTATAATACCATTATGGAGTCTCAAAATTTGACTATCTGTTATTGGCAATGACCAATAGTAGTCAATAATATTAAGCATATCATCTGCTAGAATGTACCATAGAAACATTCTATGATACACACAGAATTTGAATGCTATAGTAGCTAAGTAAGTAAATACCCATGTAATTAATGACATGCCTGCTATGTTGCTGAGGGGTTCAAAGTAGAACCCCATCCAAGCAAATAGCGTGTTTAACATATAACACAATGCAATAACTAGTGGAGTGTACTTAATAGCTAATATCAACAGTTTATGGAGAGATTTATTTCTTAACCTTTCCTCCACATCCATACTTATGTCCAGGGTTTACACCTGCTTTAGGTGACATAGGTTTAGGTCTTTTAACTTTCCTAGCCATACTATATAAGTTTAAGAGTTAAATATCCTTGTATTCTGTAGTAGCATCAAAGGATGGACAAGCCTTATTAGCGAAGTCTCTATGACCATAAATTTTAGCATTAGGGTATCTAGCCTTCATAGTTCTAAGAAGAGATATTAGTGTTTTCTTTTGAGCTTCTGTCCTTGTATCTTTAGGAGTCTTACCATCCTTTGCTACACCTCCAATATAGCAGATTCCAATTGAATTGGAATTGTGTCCTGTGCAATGAGCACCTACTTCTGAATCCTGTCTACCTCTGTGATAAGTACCATCTCTGTATACTACATAATGGTAACCTATACATTTAAAGCCTCTTGCTTTATGCCACTTGTCAATATCAGCTACTGTGTAGTCTTTACCTTCAGGAGTAGCACTGCAATGTACTATGATTTCAGTTATCTTTCTCATCTTTAGTCTTAGATACAAACTCCTCAAGAGGTACTACTACAGAGGTTTTGATAGAACCATCTGTAAGCCTTTCTCTGAGTACTGTGTATCCTTCTGATTTAGCTATTAGTATTTCATTAGGTTCTAGTAGATTGGCATCACCCTCTACTAGAATCTTGTGTTTCATCGAGCCTATCTTTACTTTTCCCATTGTTCTTTCTAGTTATAATTTGTCTTTCTCTAACTCTGTGAGCACAGGTAAGGTCCAAACAAATATTCATTGTAAGATTAAGTACCTGCTTCCTCAGTTCTTGTAACTCACCTTCTAGTGCTTTGTTTCTCTCAGCCATCTCTTCAAGTCTGGCTCTGTTATCATCAGAGAGTTTCTTATAGAACTCAAGGGAGTTTTCCATGTTCTCTATTAGATTGTGGTCAACCTCACTGTAGTATTTCTTCCTAGCAAATACCCAGCTGGCCCAGCCACTGACTATAGTAGAGATAACACCTATTCCTCCTGTTATTAGGATTTCATTCATATAGTAAGTTTTAATTGGTTTCTGTTGTCTTCCAAGCCGAAGCCTGGAAGAGATTAGAGCAACCCTAGATTAGCATTAACATCACTATAGCTGTAGTTGAAATTGCTGAGACTATTGTCGTAGTCATTATAATCACTGCTAACTAAATAGTTTTTTAATCTTGTCTAGGTTCTTTCTTATATACCTGTAAATTATGTACGCAATTAACAAGAAGAGAGTTACTCCAGAGTACATTAGAAAGTATTGATAGCCTTTAATCTTATTGACTTCTTTTGTCTTCTCTATGTATACTGGGACCTGAATAGAATCAGTCTTAACTATAGTATCAGTAAGAACTCTATCTTTGTACTTGTATGTAGTTTTGTACTTCTCTATGAAGACTGTATCTCCCTTGATATATCTGTCTATGCTATCCCTGATGAAGATACTATCAGTTTTGTAGTCAACCTTATTGACATACTCCGTCTTAATAGTTTCAATAGGCACCTCTACATACTTTGTAGAAGCACAGGACACGCATAGAAAGAGAATTATTACTATGAGTAAATTTTTCATAACTATCTTTTTGGCTGCAAAATTAAGTAAAAAATGCGAGATTTGCAAGTGTATAGGGAAATTAGTTATATTAGTATAATTCAAAAACTAAAGAGGCCCTAGAAACTAGAGCCTCTTCCCTCTCAGCTAAAGGATATTCTGTCTGGGTATCCCTTAGTTACATCATAAGTCAAAATTGCATCTTTGTCTGTTAGAGCCTCAATCTCTGCTAGGTGCTGTTGAGTTACATTATAGCACTCAATAGCATAGAGTTCAAGGGTCTTCAAGAACTGTAGAGCAGCATCAATGTTTACTGTGTAAGACACTCCATCAAGCCATAGAGTACTTTCTGTATTGCCCTCTTCCTTCTGTATAGTAAGACTGTTGATTAGACCAAGTCTGGTAGACTTATCAAGCCATACAATACTACCACCAACATAGAAACCCTTGACCTCATCACTTGAGTCATAGTCATTCTGAACTGAGACTAGCATGTCTTTAAGTTCCTTAGTTGAAGGAAGGTGGTCAATCCTGAAGTTAACATACCTCACATTAGAGGATTCTTCATCCTCACTGTGGTATTCAGTAGGAGCCATATTTACATAGTAAATACCCTTCTTAGTGTTTACACACTCTACAGACTTCAGCCATTCTGTGTTACCTTTTGTCCAATTCATATTACAATTGTATTAAATCTATAACCTCTTTGAGTAGCTATAATATATGTATCAAATGGAAGTACAGCATTTAGAGCTACTGCTAAATACTTACTTGTAGTTTTAATTGTGGCATACAGATTTCCAACAAGAGCTTCCATAACAGTATACCATTTACCAGATGAATACTTTCTGTAAGCCCTTA